ACAAAAGAGTCTGCTGACTATACAGTCGTCTGCACTATCGGACTATCCAAAGATAATGAAATTTTTGTATTGGATATTACAAGAAGAAGAATAGAAGCACCAAAGATTATAGAACTGCTTGAAAACATTTATGAGAAGTATAGACCAAGTATCATAGGTGTAGAACGTGCAGGATATCAGTTAGCATTCATTCAAATACTAAGAACACAAACAGGATTGCCAATTAGAGAGTTACGTGCTGATAAAGATAAACTATCACGTGCCTTACCTTTAACTGCTAAAATGGAAAGTGGACAAGTGTTCTTCAGGAAAAATGCAGATTGGTACTCTGAATTAGAGAAAGAACTGCTACAATTCCCAGCAGGAGAACATGATGACCAAGTGGACGCATTGGCTTATGCAGTTTTACAAACAGCAAGAAAGCAGGAGTATATTGCTTATTAAAGAACACATAGAGGATTGCTCAAGGTGGAGTGTTCCTTTGGGTGTGTTCAGCATTCCACCTAGGGCATAGATTGGACCAATATGGCAGAACAACGTAGTTTTATAGATAGAATATTAAATCGTGGTGTAACTTACCAAGATGAAAGAAAAAGATACAACTTCTTTAGAGATGATGATTTTTTATATAATGCTAATTCATTTATTCAAGGTTGGAATACAGACGCAGGTAAGTTTGATGTAAAGTCAATAGGTAATGGCTCATCTAACAGCGTAGTCGTTGCTTGTCTAAACTTATTAGGTATATCATTTAGTGAAGCTCATCTTACAGTTTATGATATGCAACAAGATGAAACATATAAAATAAACAACCACCCATTTGCATTGTTAATGCGAAGACCTAATCCATTTATGTCAGGAGATTTAATTCAGCAATATATCATTAATGCTATGCACGTATCAGGAGACGCATATTTATTAAAGCAAAGAAATGAAGCAGGAGAATTGATTGCACTATATCCTTTAATGCCTGAAAGAGTTGCACCTAAAGGAAATGATGATGAACTTATTACACACTACGAATATGAAATCAAGAATAAAACTGTACTGATACAACAACAAGACTTAGTACATCTAAGAATGGGATTAAATCCAACAGACCATAAAAGAGGATTTAGTCCTTTACGTTCTGTACTCAGAGAAATCTACGGAGATGAATCAGCAGGTCAAATGGCTACTGCTCTATTAGCAAATAGTGGTGTGCCTAGTGTAATGATTACTCCTAAGGATAGTGTTGGACCAACTCCTGATGAAGCAGAACAAATAGCAAGAACATATCAACAAAAAGTAAGTGGAAGCAAAAAAGGAATGCCTTTGGTTATGTCAGGAAGTATGGACGTAAAGAAAATGGCTTTTAGTCCTACAGAGTTAGACATAGGAACACTTAGACATGTACCTGAACAAAGAATATCAGCAGTGCTTGGTGTTCCTGCAATCTTAGCAGGATTAGGTGCAGGATTAGAGAATGCTACTTATTCAAATGCTAAAGAACTTAGAGAATTTTTTACTGAACAAAAACTCATACCTCTTTGGAAAATGGTTGGAGAAGAAATGACACAACAAGTATTGCTTAGAGATTATGAATCAGAGAAAGGTATGTATGCAGAATATGACTTCTCATCAGTAAGGGCATTACAACAAGACTTAGACGCAACATACAATCGTATGAATGTTGGTGTTCAAGGTGGTTGGATAACTGTTGCAGAAGCAAGAGAATACGCAGGATTACCTTATGATGAAAAACTAAATTATTACTATATGCCTAACAATGCACACGTAATGTTTGCTGATGAAATACAAGAATCACATAGTAACGAAATGAATTACGAAGCACCTGATACAGAAGATGATGAAGAACAAAAAAACATAGAGGGCAAGATTATCATGAAACAAGATGATAACTATTGTGTGTTTAGTGAATCAGGTAAGAAGCTAGGTTGCTATCCAACTAGAGAACAAGCTGAAGAAAGATTAAGGCAAATAGAAAGATTTAGTTAATGGGCAAGTATGATGACTTAAACTTCACTATACCTAAAGGTGCTAAAGAAGAAGCAAAAAGAGGATTAGAGTGGAGAAAAGAATATGGTCGTGGTGGAACTAACGTAGGATTAAACTCTGCAAGATATATTTTAAATAATACAACTGCTGGACCAGAGAAAGTAAGACACATAGCTAAATACTTCCCTAGACATGAAGTGGACAAGCAAGGTCAAGGTTGGTCGCCAAGTGATGACGGCTATCCAAGTAATGGTAGAATAGCTTGGGCACTATGGGGTGGAGAAGCAGGAAAAACATGGTCGCAGAAGTTAGTACGTGCTATGAACAAAAGAGATGAGAAACAAGAAACAGCTATAGAGTTAGTCAAAAGAAGAAACAAACTTAGAGAAGAAACATGGGATTTTAGAACAAACAGATTTAGAAGTCCTGAAGTCAAAGAACTGTTAGAGAAGAATCACTTTGCATTACAAGATAGTTGGATATTTGCATTCAACAGACTCTACGTAGATTTACTAAATAAACAAAACAGGGGAATACAAGAACAAATCATAAGAAGTGCTTCTAACATTTTTACAACACCAATTGCAGTTAATACATACATAGATGAAAACACTAAGTCTTGGATAAATGATTTAACAGGATATTACTTATCTATGCTTACTGACTTCGCTTATTACCAAGCAGAGTTATTGCTTCCTGAAAATTTTGTGAATGGACAATTTAGTTATGAAAAGATACAACAAAGAAAGAACAAAGAAGATATTATAAACAATGGTTTCAATCCTGCACGTCAAGGAAATGGACAACTTCCTGTAGGTAATCTTAAATACAACAGAGAAGCTATTGCATACACAAGTGATAGAATTACAAATAGCTTACCTAACATGGCAAGAACAAGTAAGGATAGATTTAGTCGTGCTTTTAGAAGAAGCTATGATGAGGGATTGTCTAAAGGACTTATGGGCAAAGACCTAACTGATTATGTTGCAATGGTGTAAGAGGAACACTAAGCAAAGCTAACTTAAATCGTGGCTTAATGATTGCTAAAACTGAATCAACAGCATTAGCAAATTATGGACGTCAAATAGGTGCAGACTCAACAGGATTACTATATACTAAAGAATGGACAACATCACAAGATGAATTAGTTAGGGACGCACACGTATCATTAAGTGGAACAGAGATAGACGAAAAGAAATTATTTGATTACAATGGTTTCAAGTTGAGCTATCCGGGAGATTACTCAAATGGTGCACCTGCGAACTTAACTATAAATTGTAGATGTTGGTTAGAGTATCATGAAAAAAGAGGGATATGAGCAAAGAGTTTAAAGAAGTAAAGTTTCTCACAACAAATGAAGTTGAGGGGAAAGTTGAAGCAGTTTTTTCAGTATTTAATGAAATTGATTCTGACGGAGATGTAGTTGAGCCAAAGTCAATACGTAGTGGTTACGGAGATAAAGGTGTAGCTATGGTATGGGCACACGATTGGAAAGATGTTATAGGTCGTGGTCGAATAGAACAAGATGACGATAAAGCAGTATTTAAAGGTCAATTCAATATGACAACTGAAAGAGGTAGAGAAGCATTTAATACAGTAAAAGAAATGGGAGATTTACAACAATGGTCTTTCGGTTATGAAGTATTAGATAGTGAAAAAGGTATGTTTACAAAAGACGGCATTGAACAAGAAGTAAGATACTTGAAAGATGTTAAGGTATGGGAAGTAAGTCCTGTATTAGTAGGTGCTAATCAAAACACTTACACACTAGCTGTAAAAGAACAAAATGAAGATGAAGTCGGTAGCAAAGGTGCTGAAGATGAGATTCGTATGTCTGACACAGTAGAAACTACCGAAAAAGGAACAAGATGTGTAGATGAAGTAACGGACTTGCTTATCAAGTTAGTTGCACTAAACAAAAGAGCAAAAGAGCTTACCTCTTTGCGATTAAGTAAAAACAAACTGCTTAGTGATACATCAGTTGAAGCATTAACTGAACTTCAAGATACTATA